CAGTTTCGTTAATTACTTTTTGTGATGCAAATGCATCCTGTTTGTCCATATCGGCTTTAACTTTTGTCCAAGTAACAGCATCTGGCTTTGCGCCCATGATAGCTGTGTTGTTGGAGTCTTTACCGACAACCCATTCAACATTTGCGTTGAACTCAGCTTCAGTAGTCACCTCACCACGAATAACAAATTCGTAAGTGCCGATTGACTGTATTGCTTGTGCACAATCTGCCATTGTTTACTCCTATAATATCACCAGTGTTCCACCACTGGCTACGTTTATTGTCTGTCCTGAGGACACTGTTACAGGACCCACTATACTAGCATTCTCTGTTGCTGCAATAGAAAGTCCGCCTGTCAATGTTTGTACATTTCTATAAGCACCGTTAATACTAGTAAGTTTGGCTGCTGTGACCGTAGCGTCTGTCGGTGCTCCTACATCAAAGGTATCGCCAAATATGACACCTGAAAACGTTGCACTACTAGCAGGTGCACCTGTAAATGCTATTGTACCACTTGATGATCCAGCAGTAAACGCTGTGCCAGGAACCTGATACACACCATTAATGTGTATGAGTAACTGAGCAAGACTACCGATTATTTGTGTTGTTCCCCCCACTCTTATAGTAAACTGTGTTTCAGAACCATTGAACCCACTACTAATATCATCAATTAGCGAAAAGTTACCTTGTACGATTGGATTGCCTAAGTAGCCCATTATTTATTCTCCGTTTGTGCTTCATTTATAAGAAAAACATTAGTTCCACCATCTGCTGTATAAAACTCTAAAGTATTTCTTTGGTCTGGAAATAATGACAATGTTCTATTGTTTTGAACAGAATTAGGTAATGTCACTGTGTATAAATTACTAAACTTGTATTGATAAACTGAATCTGTTGTTGCTCCACATATCCAAATAGTGCTTTTATCGGATTTCATAGCCATCCCTCTCATGTCTGATTGAACAGTAAAGTTAAAGTCAAAACTAAAAATAGAATCACTATTAGTAGAAGAATTAACTGTAGAACTGACATCCCATCCAGTAGCAAAAACGAGTTTTTTCATTTGTCTTGTATTTCTATCAGCAATAAAAACTTCTGTTCCATCTGAAGAAACACTCATCGCTTTGGCATCTGTAAAATAAAAAGGACTACCATTTCCTGTAAAAGTGTTTGGTTGAGAGAACGTACTAATATTCCATCCTGTAC